CCATGCCAACATAACAGGGGCCGCCCTGGTATGCGCCGGGGCGCTCCCCTCTCCCCTGGGGAGAGGGGCCGGGGGTGAGGGTGCATTCGGCATCCTCGCAGCCGTCGATCAGCTCATACGGCAGCCAGGCGGTCGCCTCGTCCACGAACTGGCACTCGAACTCCTGCGCCCAGGCGATCGGGTCGGCCATGGCGCGCTTGAGTTCCTCAACGTTGCGCGGCAGGCCGTCCGCCACCGCGTCATAAATCGTGACCACATGACGCGAAAACAGCCCGTCGGGCTGCGTCATAATTTCGTAGAACTTGTTGCCGCGGCCGTTCGGCGTGGAAATCACCCGCAGCTTCAGATCGGGCCGCGACACCACCGGCAGCAGCGCCGTCCAGATGGCGCGGGAATCCTGGTGGTGCGCGAATTCGTCGAGGATGAGGTTGTCCGACATGCCGCGCGCCGTGGAGGGTTTGCTGGCCACCGCGCGGATGTAGCTGCCGTTCTTGCCGATCCTCACCAGGTGGGCCAGTTCATCGGCTTCGAAGGGCACGTCCAGCGCCTCGAACGCCGCGCCGATGGCGCGCAAATGCAGCTTCACCCCGTTGTCCATGGCGTCGAGCGCCCGGTCGCGCGACACCGACAGGATCGTCCAGCGGCTCACCCGCCCTTCGGCCTCGGCCTCGAGCACGTCCAGCACCGCTTCCAGCGTGGTGGTGAAGGTCTTGCCCGTCTGCCGCGACCACATGCCCGCCTTGAAGCGGGCCGGGTCGGCCAGATAGCGGCGCTGGTAGGGGTAGAGGATGGGGCTAGCCGCCATAGAGCCCTCGCTTGATCGCCTCCAGCGTCGCCGCATCCAGCGTCTTGCCCTCGCGCGCGGCGGCGCGCTCCACCGCGTCGAGCTTGGCGCGCACTTCCTCGGCCCAGCGCTTTTGCCCGATGGACGCGCGGCTGGCCTCGGCCACGGCGCGCGCGGCGTGCGTGAGGAGCTTGACCTGCTCCGCCGGGTCGGCGTCCTCGGCTTCGCGCACGGCGAGCATCGCGTCGAAAAGGGCGGACTGCACCAGGCGGATGACGGCAGCGGAGTGTTCGTCGGCTTCGTCGGGGCTGGTCTGGGCGATGATCCTGGCGGCCTCGGTGCTGGCGCGGATGGCAGCCATCGAGCGCTGCAGTCTCTGGTCGTAGCGGTGCAGGCTGGACTTGCCGATCTGGTAACCCTGCTCGGCGAGCCATGCGGACAGGGCCTCATAGCCGCCGTGGGTCTGGTCGGCGAGGAGCTTTTCAAGCTCGCGGCGAAGCTCAGGCGGAAGCTGGGTGATCTTGGGGCGGCGCGGCATGCTTACCACCTCGGCGGGCGCGCCAGTCCCGCCGGGGCCTCGGCCCGGTAGTCGTAGACGTCCTCGCCGTGGGCGGTGAGCATGGCCGCCCACACTGGGCCCTTGCGCTCGATCCGCACCAGGCCATGAGATTCCAGCCAGCCGAGCTCGCGGCGGATCAGGTCGGCGGTGGCATAGACCGGGATGTCGTGCGCGCAGGTGAGCAGCACGGATTCGCTCGTGCCGTAGGGCCGCGCGTGCCACAGGGCGGTGAGCATCACCCAGCGCAGCGTCTCGCGCTCAGCGCGGGCGGTGTCGATGGCGGCGTCGATGCGGCGGTCACTCATGGTCACTCCTTCGGGCGAGCAGCTCATAGAGCCGGTCGAGCTTGGCGTTGATGGCGGTAAATTCTCTGATAGCGTCCTCGCGGCGCTGGTAGTGCAGCGGCAGTTCGGCCAGCAGGCGCTGCACTTCGTTGTCGACGCGCGAGACTTCGCGCGCCAGATCATCGATGCGCGAAAGCCGCGCTTCGAAATCAGCGATCAGGCGCACAGCAAACCACTTGAGCATTCCCCACACCAGCCCGAGCAGCGTGCTGCCGATCGCTAGCAGCGCAGGTAAGTTCAAGCCAGAGAGCATCAAATCACCTTCCATATGTCACCTCGTCCCACTTGCGGAGGGCGTCGATGCGGGCGCGGCATTGTTCGTAGAGTCCGGCGACGTCGAGGATCCACTGGGCGATGTCGGTGTCGGTGGTATCTCCCTCACCCCCAGCCCCTCTCCCAGAGGGAGATGGGAGTGGGGAATCAGTGGCAGGGGCGGCAGGGGTTGCAAGAGTGCCGCCGGTGGTCTGGGGCACAGTGGTGCCGAAAGCGGGGGATTGCTGGAGCAGCCGGCGAGCGTCAGCAGACAGGCAAGCGCGGCCAGTGGTGGCAGCTTGAAGTTCATGGCGCAGTCTCCGGTTTGTCGCATCTAGTGCGAGCAGGCGGCGGTCTTTTTCGGCGAGGACCGCATCCATGGCGCGGCTGGCGGCCTCGATGCGGCGGCGGGATTCCTCGGCGGCAGCGGCTTCGCGGCGGGCGATCTCGGCGCGGCACGCGCGATGTTCGAAGGTGTAGCCGGCGGCAAAACTGATGAGCACGGCAGCCAGAGCGGCAATGATTGGCAGCGGGATCAAGACACCTCCCCAATACACCGCCGGTATTCATCCTGCCGCCGCTTCACCAACCCCGGCAACTCACGCCCGCCAGCGCGCGTCCATCTCAGGATTTCGCGGCACGCTTCTGCGTAGAATCTCTCCTTCTCCGCTGGAGAAAGGGTCGGGGTGAGGGTGGCTCTGAGCTTTTTCACCAGCGTCGAGCGACAGAAATTCGCCGCCCCGATGTTGTAGGCGAGGCTCGCATAGGCGTCCGCCTCGTGCTGATACAGCGGCACCTCGCCGATGCACGCCGCCGCCTCGCGCCAGATGCGGTCGGCGTCGCGCGCCAACATAATCACTGCCCGCTGCGGGGTGACGGTATCGCCTGCCTTGACCGGCGTGCCGTCCAGATGGCGCGTGGAGCCAAAGCCCACCGTCTGCACGCCTACGCCATCGTCGTAGGCACGGAACGAATAGCCCTCGTAGCCAGCGATCATAGCGACAGCGATGGCAGACGCGACAGCAACAGATGCGGGCGTTATACGCTTCACAGCCAAAATGATGGCAAGCAGAGCATCCGCTTGTGTAGCAGGAACCGCTTCAGCTAGAAGAGCTTTAACTGAGGATCGTCGCTAGAGTCGTCTAGGTCGCGGCGCAAGATTTCGCATATCCAGCGCTCGCTGAAATGATATTTGCGCACCAGATCTTTGATCTTTGCGCCATTTAAGCGGTCTTTCTGTATCTGACGGTAAAGCGAAAGGCGCAGCTTATGGTCGCATTTTGGGATGTACACCTCGGTCCCGCCGAATCGCAAAGCAAGCGCCTTTTGGGCCTCAAGTGGCAATACAGCTAGCTCGCCAGAAAATGGGGTGCTTTCTGGGATATATACCCCCAAGCCGCCGAACCTTTGGATTAAAACTTCAAGGGCTTCGTGCCCAATGATTTTTAGCAAGCTCTGCGTGTCGGCGATCGCCATCTATCTAGATTTAAGCTTTTGTGCCAGCTCGCGCAAGATGGAGCGCGCCGTCTCCTTCTGTTCCTCGCTCATGGCTGGCGGCGGAAGTTTTTTGCGCTGTGGCCGCGGCGGCAAAGCGCGCAGGAGGTGGACAGGCTGCGGCCATCTATCGCACTCTCTCATGAGCAGCTTAAACGCCACGCGCAGGCGCGGCGTGTCAAGCTCCTCGTCCCATGCGATCGGCGCTGCCTCTAGCGCTTCTACCCAAGCGGCGGCGGTGAGCGCGATAGTCTCCGCTGGCGGCTGGCCGGGGAGACTCAGCGCCACCAGTCTTTTCAATCCGTCCACCACCTCGGCACGTATCCAGTCAGCTGCCACGCTTCATCGCCTCCAGTGCCAACATGGCAGCCTCAGTCTTGGTCGAGGCCATGCGCCTTTCGGCGCGCGACAGGCAGGCCTCTATTGCCGGCGCGTTCTCTAGCACGCGCCTCAAGTAGTTATGATTCTTTATTGCGCGAGATTCTCCTTTGGCGCGGAGGCTTTCTACTGTCTCGCAAAGCGCCCAGGCGAGCTTGCCTGGGTCAGCTTCCAGCGCCAGCACCTCACGCGCAAGCCGCAGCGCGCGGGCGTTCGAGAGATCGGACTTTGCCGGACGGAACAGGGTGAGATAGCCCACCAGCGCTCGGCCAAGGTCGTCTTGGATTGTCGCAAACAAAGCGAGCAAATCGCGCCCCGCCTCATCTTGCACCAGGGCGTCCAGATGCAGGTGCGCATGGCACACCGGGCAGCGGCCTAGCCTCATGGACTGCTGCTCCTGCGCTCGCGCTGGCGCTGCCACCTCAAAAGCCCGCTGATGACATGACTGGCGGCTTCCTTCTCCAGCCACTGCGGGCGATCTACTTTGACCGTGCGCTTGATAAAGTCAAGCAACCGCTTATCTTGCAATCCTTCTCTCCATCCCATTTTTAAGGCTAGCCTCTCGATAGTCAAGAGCTGCCAGTCGGTGGCCATGCCCGGCCCGCCCCCTTGCGGCGCGGGCACGTGGATGTCCGCGCCAAGCCGGGCAAGCTCATAACACACAGCCACCAACTCGGCCTCGCTCATCTCGGCGGCAGAAGCTTTCCCAGTGATTCTCTCCTGCACCAGCCGCCGAATGTCATCGTCCATGCCGATTTTCTTCGCGCCCGCGTGCACCAGGGCTATAAGCTTTGTGCGCCGGGTCGCCTCAGATGCCGATTTCCTCGCCATAATCCTCCACCCAAGCGCGCCCTTCCAGAGCGCACGCGGCGATTTTGGAAGACCCACCCCCTCCGTAGGTGGCAATCTGGCGCAGTGCGCGCTCGTAGTGCTCTAACCGCTTGACTAAGCAAAGGATTTCTTGCGCATCCTGCTCGGTGGTCAAGCCTTGTCTTGTTCTTGCAATCAACCTATTTATGTCCATTTCTCCCTCCTATCTTTCTGCCCGCCAGGTGACCACGTTACTCTGGCTGATGGAAAGACAGGCAGAGATGGCCGGGGCGAGCGGCTCAGATGGGTCTTGTGCCATCTCGACTAATCTGTCTTCTGCGTGATAGGTCACTTTCTCGCGCACCAGGCACATGTATTTTGCGGCGCCTAACACTTGCTCAAGGCATTTGGGGTCGGTGATTTTGACCGTTTGCCGCGCTAAAAGAATCGCCCTACACAACCCGGGGATCACGAGCGAGACCCCGGAGCCGTGTTGCGCTATGAGCTCGGACTGGATAGCCTCGAGCTTTTCTTTCAGATCCTCAATCTGGCACTTGATGTGCCAGGCTTCTACAACTTTTCTGACAGTCTCAACGTCCAATACCTCCCTTTCCCATCCAAAAATTTTATTTCCCCGGTAACCTTTATCTGTGCCAATCATAAATCCTCCGCAAAGAAACCCATGACTTGAGAAATTGCGGTACCACGAAAGAGTGGTACCGCGCCAAATTGCCCTTACGGGCCTGGTAACGCGGGCCTTGCAGCCCGTCTCCCCTCGGGAAGGTTGCAGGCCGGCCATCTGCCCCGATCCGTTTCGTGCTTACCCGAAGCTTGTCTGCAACCGGGGCTTCGAGAGGTTGGAACTGAGGAAGCATCCCAACGTCGGTCTTTTGCACTACCTGCAACGTAGCGGGCTGGTTACCGCTTTCCCTGGTCAACCCCAGGCTTCCTTGCAAGCCTCCGACTTCAGTCGGGGGTGGTTGACTTCGGCGTCTTCGGGCAGGGGGTCGCGCGCAAGCTCGCGGGCGAAGTCATAAATCCTCCGCAAGGAAACCCGCGATTTCAATCGCGGGAGGAATTGCGGTACCACGAAAGAGTGGTACCGCGCCAAATTGCCCTTACGGGCCTGGTAACGCGGGCCTTGCAGCCCGTCTC